CCTAAGTGAACACCGCTTTGAGCAACAGTGTTTAGTGATCTATTAACAGTAAGACCAGCTTCTGCAACTTGCCCGCCCATTTCGCCGAACGCACGGCCAACTGGACCAGCAACACCAGATAGTTGTTTAACGTTTGTTAATGCGTCATTAACACCGTACAACCCAGATGCAAACTTAGATGTTGCACCCAATGCGTTGCTCATACCAGTAGAAGTTGCGCTAAGGATGTTGTTAATAGTAGAACCACCCGAACCAGAACTTCCGCCGCCGGATGGTGCAGAGTAACTACTTCCAATCATGCTGTTATTGCGAGCAATACCCCTTGCTACAGCATCACCTAGCTTATCATAATCAATTGGGTCGTTCATTTATTTTTCCAAGAAAACTGCGTATATAAATACGGATACAATATATTTATCCGGAGTCTTTTATGGCATCAAATCCACTACAGCAGTTTTTTAGACAACCTAAAATCTTTATTAGCTTACCTAGCTTAGGGATTTACAATACAACCAATATCTTTACAGGCGATGTAAGCCATTTGCCCGTTTACGGTATGACTGGCATGGACGAAATCTTAGTCAAAACTCCGGATGCTTTATTAGCCGGCGATAGCACAGTTAAAGTTATTACTAGCTGTATTCCTTCGATTACTGACCCATGGCAGCTTTCAACAATCGATTTAGACAGCATCTTAACTGCTATTCGTATTGCAACATACGGCAATAGATTAGAGTTAGATAATACATGTCCAAAGTGCGGTACAGAACACGATTACGACTTTGATCTTTCAACATTTATTGAATACTATGCAACTTGTAAATTTGAAGATAAAGTTGTAACAGGTGATTTAACTATTAAACTTCGCCCACTAACGTACAGACAAAGTACAGATTTTAGTATTCGTAATTTCCAATTACAACAGACACTAAAACAAATACAAGATTTAGAAGAAGCCGAGAAACGTTCAAAGTTAGCTGAAATCTACAGTCTACTTGCTGATCTACAAAATGATATTTTTGTTACAGGAATTGAATCTGTTAATACTGGATCCGAAACTGTTACCGAACGTGGATTTATTAAAGAGTGGGTTGAAAATTGTGACAGCACAATTTTAGAAGAAATTAGAAAACAAATTACTCACAACCAAGAAAAGTGGCGTAGCCCAGCACAAACTGTAGTTTGCGATAACTGCGGATACGAGCAAGCAATTACAATTGCACTCGACCAATCAGATTTTTTCGTGCCAGCCTAATTAAATTATCCGCCTCGGAAATTGAAGAATATCTAGTTAGGCTAGAAACTGAAGTAAAAGATTTTAAAACTGAGTTAGTACGAATAAGTTGGTTCTTGCGAGGCGGAGTAACCTTAGAACAGTTACTACATATGTACTCTGCTGACGATCGTCAAGTAATGTATGATGTAATTAAGGAAAACATTGAGCTAACTAAATCAGCTCAAATGCCGTTCTTGTAATTAATTACTGCCGTCGGAGTTAGGGCTAGATCTGTTAGTCCAAGCACCTGTACCAGAATCAAACTTCATGCCCATTGGATTAGCTGCTTGTGGGATATCTTTAAATGCATCGCTTACACTGTTTCCAGTTGCAGATCCTTGAATTGGACCTCTAGCATCTTCGTGCCCAGTTAATGCATCGTACGCTTCCTTAGTCCAACTACCAACCCAATCACGCATGAATTCAGCTAGCCACGGAGCAAATGATTCTCCAACAAACCATTGTGCAAATTGACGAGCGCCTAGTGGTGTTGTTAAGTAAACACCAAAGCTAGCGGCAGCAGTTCCACCTAATAAAGAAATTAGTTTACCTGCTTTTTTACCAAACGGAAGAGAACCGATAAGTTTTCCAACTAATGTAACTGAAAGGGTAGTAACACCAATTGTTGCTATTTGTGCAACGCATTTACCTAATGTCCCTTGAACATAAGCTTCATAATCTTGAGGAGTTATGTCCCCTGCGTCTAGTTGTTTTTTTAATTTAGAAAGATCGATTGCAGTAGCAACCATAGGTTCAAGAAAACCCCACGCAAGTGCTACATTCCTAATAACTTTCCACCAATTACCTAGAACTCCGCCTATCATAGCAAGTTCAGCTTTAGTATGTGCTTTTTCTGCTGCTTTAGCTGCTTGTCTAATTGCTGCTGGACGAAATAAATCAGCTGCTTTACCAACAACAGTTGCGGCTATTCCTTTTTCAGTAATGATTTCTCGAACTTTCATTTTGATATCCTGTGATATGATATTTAGTTTCATTTTAAAGAAGAACTAACGTTCTTCTGTTCTTCGCTTTCGCTCGAACTTTTCTTTTTTTTAATTATTATTGAAGTAATTAACGCGAAGCGTTTAAGATATTATCTAGATTCGTCAGTCACAATTGCCCGTTTGCACGGGCAAAATAAAAAGTAGAACATTATCTGAGTTCTTACAGTCACTAGCGTTATAGCATTACTAAGGCGGTTGTCCGGTACCTCTAGCTACGTCTTTGTCCTTTTACGGAAACAACGGCAGTTTATATAACATACGCTAACATATTATACAAACCTGGGGTTTCTCTCCCCTCATTGGGCTCTAATATTATCTTCAAACAGCAAAACCGCGGCAGTTGCGATCTTCGTCCTGTAAAGGATAGTTGCTGAGTACTTTTTGCGGCAAAAAGAGTTTCCGTCCCTGCGACCCGAGGTCCAGGTATAAGGGCGCATGAAGTTGGCCTGCGCGAGCTTAAACCGCTGATTGTGCCTTAGCTTGTTCTATTAGTGCCTGTCTCAAGGACGGTGATCCGCCTACCCGTAAATTGATAATACCGTTATAGTAATCATCAGTTTCTAGTACCCTGCGGTCAAACTGTTCTCTAGCCTCTATATACGACATTTCTGCTTTTGTTTTGCAGAAATATAATATTTCTCTTGTAAAATGTTCTGCGCCTAGTGCCTGTATGTCTGCTGTTAGATTAGGACTTGACCCGTAATATTCTTTCCAATCACTGTCAATTAGTGTTCTAATCTTCTTTTTCTTTTTATTGCCGTTTTTAAGTTTTACAGTTTTTTGAGAAGTTTTTTGAAATTTTGCTAGTTTTTTGCCTATGTACTTACGATTGTTAGTAGTGTTTGTAATGATATACACGAAGCCTAAACAATCTTCTGGTAATGTTTCTATTACTGATCCTCGGTAAGTCCATGACATGCTGTAGTTAGCATATCAGTCCTTGTCTGCCTCTCTCTTTTGAGCCTGTCGTTTTGCCTCGCGTTCTGCTAATTCTTCTTCTTTTACTCTGCACCACTCACGTACAACTACGCGGCGTTTAGAGCATATGCGCCTAATTTCTGATAATTTTTGCCTTAATCTAACTGCTGATGCTTTTGTACCTTCTGAAAGCCAACGCTGGTTTTCCTCAAAGTATTCTCGAAATACTTTAAGTAGTTCAGCGTGTAGCTCTTCATCTTGATCCGGTAGCATTATTCTTTAATTTCAATATCCGTTGCGTAAGACGTAAAGCCGTTTTCCTTAATAACTTTAAGAACATTGTTAACTCTACCGATTAATTCGTCTTTATGCGAAATTAAGAAAATGTTCTTATTACGGTCTCTAGCCATCTTTTTAAGCACCGCTAACGCTGATTCAACACCGCTAGCGTCTAGTCCGTTGTCAATTAATTCGTCAACAAACAGCAAGTTTACGTTCTGATATAGTGATTCCCAAACGTCTCTAAACGACCAAGATAAGCCCAAAATGAGCCTATTTCGTTCGCCTCTACTGAGGTTATCGAAGTCTAGATCCTGTCCTAATTGTGTAATAATTACCGTTAAATCGTTCTGGAAAGTAACAGTATGTGGCAAGCCCATAGCATACAAATAGTGCGTTAAACGGTTGTTTAAGTATGCTAAGTTCTGGTCAATAATCTTCTTACGAATGAAGGAATCTTTGCTAGTTAGCAGTTTAAGCAAGAACTCTTGGTGATCCTTCAAGCTAGTAAGCGTGTTGATAGTGTCCCATGAGATCTCTTGTAGCGCAGTATGCTTGAGCTCATCGATTTGCTCTTGGAACGGATCCTGTTCACCTGCCTTAATAGTTAGGTTAGTTTCGAGAGTTTTGAGGTTATTTTGGTGTTTTAACGCTTCTTCAACGGTGTCATAATACGTGTTAGGGCGTGTGTCAACAGTGCCGATTTCTTCAATTTCTTTATGGATTTTGTAGTAATCGTTGAGTACTTTAGTAGCATAACGCTGTGCTTCGTCTAAGTTTTCTTGCGCTTTAGAAGTTAATTCTTCGTGCTTGTGATCATGTAGATCTTGTTCACACGCATGGCATTTTTTGTTAGCCAGCGACGCAAGCTCGCTTGCGTATTTCTTTACTTGCTTGTCCGCTTGCGCGGTTGCGCTTTCTAGCGTTGCCTTCTGCTTGTTCAAGCCGAGCAGCTTCGCTGATTTTTCTAAGTACACTTTTAATTCAGTATGAGCAGCAAGTTCTACTTCAATATCTACGCTTTCTAGCTCGATAATTGCACGACCAATCTTTTCTAAATCTCGCTCGTGCTGCTCTAACCATGCTGATTGTTTTAACATTAAGCTATCGATGCTTTTTTGTATATTCTCGTTGCTCTTCTTTGTAGCTTCGATGCTAGCAGTTTCAATCGCAATTTGATCTTTAGTTTCTTTTACTAGTTCTTTCAGTGCTTCTGCTTTTTCTGACAGAATTGTAATACCTAGCAACTGTTCGATAATTGCACGTTGGTCTGATGACTTTAAAGATAAGAACGGTTCGGTGTATGTGTTTAGTGCAACAATGTGCTTAAACATATCGTGGGACATATCTAATAACGCATCTAAATCTTTTTGCGTTTCTCTCATGTCACCTTGACTATCATCCGTCTCTTCTAGCTGTTCTTCTTCGTTAACAAAGAACTTCATAACGGTTGGTTTGCGCCCACGCTCAATTCGATAGTTAACTCCGTCTTTCTCAAAAGATAACGTGACTAACATGTTTTTGTTGTTAATCTTATTAATTAAGTTGTCTTTCTTGATGTTAGTTAACGCATTACCGTATAGCGCAAAACTTAGTGCATTTACAATAGTTGTTTTACCTGTACCATTGCGTGAGCCACTGTCATCACCGCCCATGTCTAAGTTTTCACCTAGCACAAGCGTGAGATGTTCTTTATCAAAGTGTACTGCTTGAGTCTGGTTGCCCACACTCATAAAATTCTTAACTGTTAATTCTTTTAATTTAATCATAGGTTGTTATAGATTGATAATAGCACATTTTTATCGTATGTGTCACTCTCAATACTAACTAATTGGTTACTCACTATTTGATCAACTGACTCGAATGATTGCACATCGATGTCTGTATTAATTTCAACAACTTTCTTTTCCGCAATTAATGTTAGTTCTCTAATGTCAAAGCGTCCCATAAAGTCTTCTTTAATAAAACTTGCTTCTTCGTAGGTAATATCAATGTCCAATGTAACACGTAAATGTTGTTTAGGCAATATTAATGTGTCCTGCTCGTCAATCAATCTGCTTAGTGTTACAGTACGGAATGTAGGTTGTCCAGGCCAAGCAAAGTATTGCGGCTCACCACCCCATTCTAAAATCATCATGCCACGGTCATCGTCCCATGCATCTGCATAATTGTGAGGAAATGCATTGCCAATGTAGTGCATATTGCCTTTATTCTGACGTTTGTGGAAGTGCCCACTGAATCCAAGTTTATAGTTTTCAAAGTTATCTAATTGGATTTCGCCAGTGTCTGGCATTTGAACCATTGCGTTCATATAAAAGTGCGGAAGTTCAAAGTGGCCAAAGATGTAGTCTGCTTTTTTCTTACCAATTTGCTTCCATTCTTCGCCTACTAGCCACGGGCACAATGTTACATTACCGATTGTTTGAACCTCTGAAACGACAGTAATACCGGGGATATACTTACCAAACTCCACAGAATGAATGTCTCGTTTGTCTTTATAGTATAAGTCATGATTGCCAGGAAAAAAGTAAAATTGATCAAACGCCTGACCCAACTTTTCCAAGGCCCTAAGGCTATAGTCCATAGTAGTGATATTAAGACTATTCCGATTATGGTGCCAGTCACCAAGAAAAATTCCTGTATCACACCCTTCCTCCTTTGCTTTCTCAATGTACCAATCAACAAAGTCTAAACAGTCTTGATTGTGTACGTTACTGTTTGATTTTAGTCCAAAGTGAATGTCTGTAAAACATGCAACTTTGTTAAACAAATTACTCATCTTGTTGTCCTTCGTTGGCTCGCTTTAATGCTGCCTGATGTTCGCCTTCGCCTATGCGTGTATAACTTGGATTCATGCCATTCATTTCTAGAATGTCATCACGGATGTTTTGGTTACGTTTTTCAATATTAATAACACGAACAAAACTATTAGTAACAGCCGCAGTAAAATACGCAAAAGGATTGTCTGATTTCGACTCATCAAATTGTAGTCCTATTTGTGTTAATTGTAAAATGGCTTGGCCCTTCATCTCGTCGTTATAAGTGTAGCCACGCACGTTACCACGTGTTGCATAACGTTCACACAGTTTAATCATCATTCGAGCGAGATTATTAGTTATCTGTCCTGCATCTTTATCAAAGTGACCAGTTTTCATCCCGCCCTTCCAGTGGCTTTTTCCAACACAAATTAACTCATCTTCATCGTTAAACTTAAAATGCTGGAACGGTGGGAAGTTAACCTTATCATGTTTGTCAGCAGTGCTTTTAGGATTCTTTTTACGAGTGCTATTACCTGGAATATGTTCGAATGTCATAATCCTAAAGATTAAATCGGTTTTAGCAATTTTCTTATAATCTACTTCACAATCAGCTTGTTTAACCTTTTCGCCTGCTGCTTTACGTCTAGCGTATTCTGCATCGCCTAGTCGTTTAGCTTGATTGCGTTTAGCTTCTGCTATTGTTCGAATGTTAATTTTATCTATGCTAGGTAGGATAATATCATATTGGTGATATTCTGGTTTTACAAAGCTACAGTAAGTATTTTTACTTCTGTGTATCTCTGCTAGCATGTCCTTATTGTTTAAATAATTTTGTTTTACTGGTGTTGTTATTGTTGTCAAAATAGAGTCTCCGGAACTGTAATAATAAACTACGTAGATAATAAAGTCAAATAAATACTTTGCCAAAGAGGATATTTATTATGACAAGAGCGAAATCGTCGTCTGCACCGTTAGGGCAAGGGATAACATCAACCATTACTGCTGCAACTGCAACATTTGGTGCAGTTACTAGCGCCGCGGGTACTGTTAGCGGGCTGTTAAGCGGAGGTGGTGGCAGTTTAGGCGACAAATTATTAAGCGGCACTGGTTTATCTGCAGGAGCAGAAGCTATCGGTGATGTTATGGACGCCGTATCAATGTTTGGCGGAAGTGACGCAAGTGATAATGATTGGCGTGTCAGACTAAGTCTCCCAAGATGGCAAAGTTTTCAAAACAGTCCTGTTTTAAAACCATTAAAAGATGCTGGTGGATTAATTTTCCCATATACTCCGCAGATTCAAATTCAATCTAGCGCAAGATATACCGCAGCCCAGCCTGTACATACAAACTATCAATTCCAGGCATACAAGAGTAGTGATCCTGGACAAATTCAAATTACAGCACCAATGAACGTTGAAGATCCAACTCAAGCGTTGTATTGGATTGCTTGTGTACATTATTTAAGATCACTGTCAAAAATGTTTACAGGATCTGATCCAAAAGCAGGAAACCCGCCACCGATTGTTTTTTTAAACGGTTATGGCAACTATGTGTTTAAAAATATTCCAGTTGCAATTACATCATTTAGTACAACGCTTCCAAATGATTGTGATTATATTGCAACAGATGTTGTTGGATCGGCAGCAGGCGCAGTAGCAGGTATTGCTGATAGCGTTGGTAGCTTATCAGATTCAATTGGTGGAACATTTGGTGACGCATTTGGAGGAGCAGTTGGCGACATTGCAGGTGCAGTTGGATCTGCTGCCGGGTTTGTAGGCAACGTAGCAAGTCTTGCTGGAACGTTTGGATTAGGCGGAACTACAAGTGGCGGACAAGCGTATGTTCCAACAAAGAGTCAATTTTCAGTCACGCTACAACCAATGTACAGCAGACAAAGTGCAAGAACATTTAGCCTTGATAGATTTGTACAAGGCGGATATTTAAACAATCCATTCGGGTATCTCTAATCATGAACACACAATATTCAAATACAAGTCCTTGGTATACTACCCAAATCAAACAAAATTATTTGGACGTATTATCTATTAGACCAGTTAGTGCAGAGCCTGACGATGTATTGTACGCAATAGATGCTAAGTTTGCTTACAGACCAGATTTATTAGCGTATGCGCTATACGGCGATCCGGGCTTATGGTGGGTTTTTATACAACGCAATCTTGATGTTCTTCAAGATCCTGTGTTTGATTTTACTCCTGGAACTAAAATTTACCTACCAAAAGGTAGCAGTCTAAGAACGGTGTTAGGAATTTAATATGGTAGATGTTACTGGAGCTACAACAGCCCTTGGTGCAGTTTCAAATGCTGCGGGCACTGTCTCGAATTTAGTAGGTGGCGGCCCAGCAGCAGCATTGTCAAATATTACTGGCGGACTTTCTGATGCATTAGGTGCAGCAGGATCTTTTCTAGGACAGTTTGGTGGAAACCCTGGCGGTATAACAAAACTACCAGTACCAAATCCGCTATCAGCATACGCAAGTTACAATTACAATATAACATTAAGTGCAATGTCATGGACTGATCACAACTTTCCAGACACCTCTTATAAAGCAGGAAAAACTCTTCCTATTATTTGTGCTACGGCTAGTAAAAATCCAAACAACAGAGTTCAAACAAAATTTGGTAAGTTTGAATTTTACATCGATAACGTAAGATTTGATTCTGCAATTGGATTAAACAATGCTAAATCTACTAACGTTACTACTGTTCAGTTTGACATTATTGAGCCTTATAGCATTGGTATGTTTCCACTGGCATTGCAAACAGCAGCACAGAAGTTAAATCCTAAGTCTAACTGGCGCGATTGTTTCTTTTTACTTACAATTGAATTTAGAGGTAATAAAGAAGCTGGTACATTGACTTCAATTCCTAATTCAACACGACATATACCAGTTAAACTTACTACAATGACCTTTAAGGCAAATGAACAAGGTGCATCTTACGGATTTAATGCTTATGCAACTAATTCGCAGGCGCTAACAGTTCAGTATGCAAATTTAAAAACAGAATCGACTATTAGAGGAAAAACAGTTCAAGAAATTTTACAAACTGGTGAGCAAAGTTTGCAAGCTGTTCTTAACAGAAAAGAAAAAGAATACGTTGCAAAAAAAGACAAAGCAGTTGCAGACGAATACGTTATTTTATTTCCTCAAGATATGACCTCTGCAGTAGTAGCCAACGCAGCAAATACAAATACTAGCTCAACAGTAAACCCAGGTCTTCAATCTAGTGCCGATACTGTTTATAGCAAATTAGGTGTTGTTGAAAGTTCTATTAACAGTTCTCATATTCAACAAGATAGTTCATTAAATGAATTAGGTGCAGCTAGTATGGGTTACGACTTATCAAAATTAGGTGATCCTACTACAAAGAGCGAAGTTAAAGTTCTTAAGAATAATGTGTTTATTCGAGGTAATGTTGTTTCAGATATCAAAGAAGGTAGCTTGCGTTTTACTCAAGATACTGATATACCAACAATTATTAATACTGTATTAATGATGAGTGACTATCCTCGAATTGCATTAGATACTAATAATGAAAAAGACGGCTTTAAAACATGGTGGAGGATTGATACACAAGTTTATTGTATTGACACTAGCCAAAACGAAACATCAACTAACACTATTCCTAAAATTATTGTTTATAGAGTTGTACCGTACGATGCACATGCAAGTGCAGCACCGTCTGTTAACGTAAAAGCAGAAGGTCTTGAAAAGATTGATAAGCAACTTGTAAAGGTATACGACTATATCTTTACTGGAAAGAATTCAGAAGTAATTAAATTTGATATTGACTTTAGTATTAGCTTTGCTAACGTGTTAGCAGCAGACGCTGGTAGAAATAACATGGATATTATTTCTGCAAAATCTGAAGGCGGCGAAGAAGCAAAAGAACCTACAGTAAATCAAAACCCTAAAGGTATTTCAAACCCAACCGGTGTTATTGATAATACATCTGTTAGACTCGATGGTACTAGAACATCCCTTGATGGTAAAGGCGGTGGCGGTCGTGAAACTGCAATTACTCGTGCTGCAAAAACATTCCATGATGCAATTACATCGCCACTTGACATGGTTGTCCTTAATATGGAAATACAAGGAGATCCTTTCTGGATCATTAATAGTGGTGTAGGAAATTACACTTCTAAGAAAGCACCGTTGTCAAAAGATTTAAACTCTGACGGTTCTGTTAACTGGCAAAGTAGCGAAGTACATATTAAAGTTAATTTTAGAAATCCAATCGATATTAATCAAACAACTGGTTTATATAATTTTAAAGCCGGTGGTTACAACAGCGGGTCTGGTACTAGCGACCAAGTTGGTTTTAACGGTTTGTATAAAGTTAACACTATTGAAAGTAATTTTAGAAACGGTGAGTTTAGACAAACCCTTCGTGGACAACGAATTAAAAACCAAGACAACCCAGCACCGGCGCAAAAGAGCGGCCCGTCTTCAAACATTCCGGATGTTATATCAGATGTTGCAGGACAAGTATCGTCGCTTATTTCGTCTGGTGTATCATCAATTACGTCTGCGGTACAGTCAGTAGTAAGTGATGTAAAGAACGCAATTAACAATTAACACAGGTAAACAATGACAGATAGAATAGATAAAATAGATGCCGGCAGTAGTCAGCCTCGTCCTGGTCCTTTTCTTGCTAAGGTAGTTAGCCACCTCGATCCTGGTTATATGGGAATGTTAGAAGTAAGAATTTTAAGACCCGTAGGCGGATCAGACGACCCGGGTCAATTGTATACTGTGCAATATATGACACCGTTTTACGGAGTTACTAACGTTGACTTTGTAACAGATGATCCGGACAATTATAACAACACACAAAAGTCATACGGTATGTGGATGGTTCCGCCTGATGTAGGCACTACTGTTATTGTTATTTTTATCGACGGCAACCCAAAGGCAGGTTATTGGATCGGATGCGTTCCGGACGAAAATATGAATTTTATGTTACCGGGCATTGCAGCTACAAAGTACACGTCAGATGGCGACGGCAGAGTTCCAGTTGCTGAGTACAATAAGGCAATTAATACACAAGTTACGAATGTAACAAAAATACCAAAACCAAAACATCCGTTAACTGATACGCTAACAACGCAAGGTCTTATCAAAGACGACATTAGAGGTATTACAACAAGTAGTGCAAGACGAGAAGTGCCTAGTTCTGTATTTGGAATTAGTACACCCGGACCGGTTGATAAAAAGCCTAATGCTAAGAAGGGAAACATTGGTAAGGGCGACGATAAAGTAATGACGTTTGTTAGTCGCCTTGGCGGCACAACGTTTGTAATGGATGACGGTGACGATAAGTTTTTAAGAAAAACAACGGCCGATAAAGGACCGCCGGTGTATGCTGCTGTTGAACAGGGAGAAACAGACGGCGACCCAACAATACCACACAACGAATTAGTTCGTATTAGAACACGTACTGGTCATCAGATTTTAATGCACAATAGCGAAGATTTAATTTACATTGGCAACGCTAAAGGAACAACTTGGATAGAACTAACAAGTAACGGTAAAATTGATATCTTTGCTGAAGACAGCATCAGTATTCATACTAAACAGGATTTTAATTTTACTGCTGACAGAGATATTAACCTTACGGCCAAGGGCGACATTAACATGAACGCTACTGGAAACGTTAATATGACTGCTACTAAAAATACAAATATTAATAGTGCTCATCATTATGAGACCGCTGGTAAAATTGATATGAACGGTCCAACAGCTACTAAAGCAAATAAAACAGTTCGAGTTCCGCAACACGAGCCATGGAACGGTCACGAAAATTTAGACCCAACTGCATTTACACCTGCAAAAACAAAATCAGTAGCAGCACCACCCGCAGGCGCAGCCCCTGCAGCGTTCCAACAATATACAACAACTACTGATACTTTTGAACAAATTACACCTCCTGAGGAGAATCAATAATGTCATCGAATTCGTCTTTATATAATAAGATTGTACTTAATCCTGCTAACAAAGGACCAGTAGCAACATCTAAGATGTACAAAGGGTTTAGCACAATAAATGCTAATGCCGAAAACTACAATTTGTATGACTTTTATCTAATTCAACAAGATATCTTAAATCATTTTAGTATCCGTCAAGGCGAACGTTTGATGAATCCAGAGTTTGGTTGTGTAATATGGGATTTTATATACGAACCATTAACTAGTGACGTACAGAATTTAATTATAGAAAACGTTAATAGAATTATCAATTACGATCCTAGAGTCCAAGCAACACAAGTTATGATTACTAGTTATCAATCAGGAATTCAACTAGAGTGTGTGTTAACGTACCTGCCATACAACGTCAGCCAGACAATGCAAGTGCGTTTTGACCAAGCAAACGGAATGCTAGTATAAAATACGCACATAATTCTATCAAATAAATACACTTATTAGGACAAATCATGAGCGTAACAACTAGACAAAATAGACTATTAATCGCAGAAGATTGGAAAAAAATATATCAAAGTTTCCGTAATGCAAACTTTCAAAGTTATGACTTTGAGACTCTTCGTCGCACAATGATTGACTACATTCGTGTTAATTATCCAGAAGATTTTAACGATTATATTGAGTCTAGCGAATACCTTGCGCTAATAGATTTAGTAGCATTCTTAGGGCAAAGCATATCATTCCGTGTTGATTTAAACGCACGTGAAAACTTTTTAGAATTAGCCGAGCGCCGCGATAGCGTTTTACGTTTAGCACGATTAATTAGCTACAACGCAAAACGTAATACATCTGCAAGCGGTCTATTAAAGTTTAATACTATCTCTACTACAGAAAACGTAATTGATAGTAACGGCAGAAATTTAGCAAATCAAGTTATTGGGTGGAACGATTCAAGCAATAGCAACTGGTATGATCAGTTTATTAAAGTAATGAACGCATCATTCCCTTCTATTCAACAGTTTGGCAATCCTGCTGACTCTGCATCAATTTATGGAATACCAACCCAACAATACCAATTTAATAGTGTATCGTCCGGCATTCCAATTTTTACATTTACAAAAACAGTTGCTGGTAGATCAATGAACTTTGAAATTGTTAGCACAACATTTTCTGGTCAATCATTTATCTATGAAGATGCACCTAAAGTAGGCAATCAATTTAAATGCGTATACCGAGATGACGGTCACGGTGCAAGTAGTCCGGGCACTGGATTTTTTGTTCGTTTTGTTCAAGGTACACTTAATACTGGTGTGTTTTCTGTAACACAACCGAGCAGCAATCAATCGATTGATATTGATGCACAAAACATTAATGACACAGATGTCTGGTTATATAAACTTGATTCTAACGGCATTGAGTCAGGACAGTGGACATCTGTATCTAATTTTGAATCTAACAACGTTATCTATAACAGCCTTAATAAAAATATTAGAGATATTTTTGCTGTATTAACAAGAGCTAATGATGCAGTTAGTTTACAGTTCAGCGATGGAACATTTGGTAATTTACCTCTTGGATCATTCCGCACATATTATCGTGTAAGCAACGGACTATCATATACAATTAATACATCAGATATTAGAAATGTATCTTTCTCTATTCCGTATATTTCACAAACAAATCAAGTTGAAACTTTAACAATCAATTTAAACTTAGCAACAAGTGTTTCTAATGCAACAGTAACTGAAACTAACGCTAGTATTAAAGCAAATGCACCTGCAACATTCTATACACAAAATAGAATGATTACCGGCGAAGACTATAACATTAGTCCTTTATCAGCAAATGGTTTAGTTTCAAAGATTAAAGCAATTAATAGAACATCAAGCGGCATTAGTCGTTATTTTGATTTAATTGATCCTACAGGAAAATATAGCAGTACAACGTTATTTGCGGATGACGGTGTCATCTATTTAGAAAATTATGCTAATCAAGTTAACTTTACATACAATGTAAGAACTGACATTGAAGGCATTATTTACAATACCGTATTTGATATTTTAAAAAGAAAAAATTTAAGAAACTTCTACTACACAAATTACATTAATTTAATTTCTGAAAGTTTATTAAACATTGAGTGGGTAAGAGTTACGGAAGATAGTTCTTCATCTACTGGTTACATTAAGGCAATTCAAGCAGCAACAGTATATCCGTTGGGGTCTTATACAATTACTGGATTAAAATATTTTACTCCAGGTTCGCTAGTTAAATTTACAGCACCTGCTGGTACGTATTTTAATAAGTTAGATAGTAACTCGATCGTTAACGGATCAGCAACTGCGTTTGGCTCAACAACTACATTATGGGCTGAAGTTGTTTCTGTTGTAGGAGACGGAACAGGTGTAAGCAGTTCTGGTGTTGCAGCTACAGGATATGGAGCAGTTACACTAAATCAAAACATTCCAGAAGGTGCAATTATTACACAAATCATTCCAAAGTGGAGAACTGTAATTGATACTAATACTATCACTACAATGATTGATTTAATATTTGCAAACAAACCATTTGGATTAAGTTACAATGCATCGACGCAAGCGTGGCAATTAGTGTTTGAAGTTAACTTAGATGCAACAAATCCGTTTAGCTTATCGAAACAAGGCGACAACAGTAACCAATCCCAAGATGCAAGCTGGATGTTACTATTCACAACAGATAATATTACATATACAATCACTTCAAGAGAACAGCGTTATGTTTTTGAAAGTGATGCACAAATTAGATTCTATTTTGACTCGTCTAAGAAAATATATGATAGCAGATCATCGTCTGTTGTTAAAGACTATATTAATGTTCTAAGCATTAATGCTCAGCCAACAAGTTCTACAAATCCGGGCGGAACTATTCCGTTTACTACTGATCAGAAATGGGATATTATTTCTGAGTTTATTGGATTAGATGGTTATGTAGATAGCAAAAAATTAGTAGTTTCGTTTGCAGACGAAGACGATGATGGTGTAGTTGACGATCCTGAAACATTCTTAAACATTGTTAACCCATCGTACTTGCCTTCTACAAAATACATTGTATTAGAGAAATATTTAATTACTGTTGGTCAGGAAGATTATAGATATGTTAAAAACGATTCTATACTTGGCCCGGTTATTATTCGTGATAAGAAAGAAAACGTTCAATACTCCGAAAAGGTTAATGGTCAATATTTTTATTTTACAACTACCGGCGTAGTAATGAAGTATGATGCAACAACTGGATTATTTAACGCATCGTTAGATTACAAAGTATACCCAGGTCGCGACGGCCTTAAATTCCAATATAATCATAGTGCAGATTATGATTCTAGAATTGATGCTGGCGCAAGCAACATCATTGACATATATGTGTTAACAAAGACATATGACACTAATTACCGTCAATGGTTAGCAGGTGCCATTTCTAAAGAACCATTACCTCCGGGATCTGATGAATTGCACGACATGCTTGCACCAAACTTAAATCTAATAAAATCAATTAGCGATGAAGTTGTATATCATCCTGTTAAGTACAAATTATTATTTGGTCCTTCTGCTGCTCCTGAGTTACAAGCAACATTTAAAGTAGTAAAAAATTCAGGACAAGTTGTATCGGATAACGATATTAAATCGAGAATTATTGGTGCAATAAATCAATTCTTTTTATTAAACAATTGGGACTTTGGTGATACATTCTATTTTACAGAATTATCAACATATGTTGTAACACAACTAAGCCCAGATATTTCAAACTTTGTTATAGTACCAAAGCAAAGCGGATTAAGTTTTGGTAGTTTATTTGAAATTAAATCTGGAAATAATGAGCTATTCATTAGTAGCGCAACAGTTGACGATGTTGAAATTATATCTGGAATCACTGCAAGTTCTATTAAAGCAATTGCTGGAACAACTACAACTACAAATGTGTCAAGTCAACAATCAATTACAAGTTCAAAATTCGGGAGTAACTAATGGCTGATAAAACAAATCCAAATTCATCTAGCGGTAAAGGCTATGAATTTTTGCCAAAGATTTATCAATCAGATGCAAATAAAAAGTTTTTACAAGCAACAATTGATCAGCTAATTCAACCCGGTACTGTTAATAAGATTAACGGATATATTGGTAGACAGTATGCAAAAGCAACAGTTGGTAAAGATGTCTTTATTAACGCTGCTACTCAAATGCGTCAGAATTATCAGCTAGAGCCAGGATTAACAGTACAAGACACGTTAGGCAATACAACATTTTTTAAAGATTACCAAGATTATATTAATCAGTTAAACGTGTTTGGTGCCCCTACTGCTGATCATCAACGCATTAACAAACAAGAAATGTATAGCTGGGACCCGCACATTGATTGGGATAAATTTGTAAACTTTCAAAATTACTACTGGCTACCTTATGGCCCAGAACCTATTGTAATTTTTGGAGCTCAGGAAAAAATTACAAGCGAGTACAATATTACTATTGAATCCGAAGGTGACAATAATGTTTATATTTTTGAACCTAATGCACTTGTAAGAAACCCGACAATTAAATTGTATAGAGGGCAAACTTACAAATTTAATATTAATAGTCCAGGCAATCCTTTTAGTATTAAAACACGCAGAACTCCATACGGACAAGATTTATATAATACTCCTGACATTGATAATCAAAGTGTAGAAGTTGGCTCAATTACTTTTACAGTGCCATTTAGCGCACCTGATGTATTATTTTACATGAGTGAATCTGATAGCGACCTTGGTGGACTATTTCAAATTGAATCTATAGACACTAATACAGTTATAGACGTTAGCTCTGAAATTTTAGGAAAAGTTAATTACACATTAGCAGACGGTACAAAACTTAGCAACGGAATGAAGGTGCGATTTATTGGAACCGTTATTCCAGAATCATATGCATCTGGTTTTTATTATGTAGAAGGTGTAGGAAGTTCAATTGAATTGGTCCCTGAGTCGATTCTTGAAATTGTAAGCGATTATACAAAGACTGAAAACGTTCAGTTTGACAGCACTCCGTTTGATGCTATGCCATGGGGTGAAGCAACTTCGTTTGCAGGAACAAGAGATTACATTGTTATTAACCGTTCTAGTCAAGATCACAACCCGTGGAGCCGTATTAATCGTTGGTTCCACAAAGATGTAATTGAAGCAAGTGCAAAATACAACAGCCAAGTACCTGCGTTAGACCAGTCGTCGAGAGCAGTTCGTCCAATTATCGAATTTGAAGCAAACGTTAAGTTATTCAATTTTGGAACAAGAGCTATTGCTGACGTAGATTTAATTGACAATTTTACCAAAGATGTATTTTCGACAATTGAAGGTAGCTTAGGTTATAACGTTGATGGAATTCAATTAAGTCAAAACCAACGTGTGTTGTTTACTGCTGATACTGATAGATTAGTTAAAAATAAAATTTATAAAGTAACATTTACTACAATACAAGGTCGTCGACAAATTCATTTAGAACTTGAATCAGAGCCGGTAGAGGGTAACACTGTACTAGTTAAGCAAGGAGTTTCGTCTCAAGGGCTAATGTACTGGTATGACGGATCAACTTGGCACTATGGTCAGCAAAAAACAAAATTAAATCAAACACCGTATTTTGATATTTTTGACGATAACGGATATAGTGTTAGCAATACAGATGTCTATAATGGTTCTACATTTAGTGGGACTGCATTATTTTCTTATAAAGTAGGAACAGGCACAGTTGATAGCAATTTAGGATTTGCATTATCACATAAAAATATTAACAACATTGGTGACATTGTTTTTAATTTTAATATTTTAAATGACACATACCAATATAAAACAATTAGCGAGGTTGTTACTAAAAGCACAAACATTGGTTATTTAAAGAAGACTAATGTCGATGGAACAACGTCATTTATTAACGGATGGCAAAAGTGTCTGGCTACAACTACACAAGCAGCAGTTAGAATTTACAAAAATTCTAATCAAGTAAACAACTTTAACATTGATATTTTTGATGATGTTAACAGTTTATCTGACTTAGTTGTAAAAGTTTATGTTAACGGTATTAGATTAGATAATACTAAATGGTCTATAGTTTCGGGAATAGTGTACAAACGTATTGTGCTAGATTCTGATATTTCGACAGATGATGTCTTAACAATCAAAGCGTATGCATCACAACCGATTAACAAAAACGGTCATTATGAAATTCCTCCGATTTTACAAAATAACCCTCTAAATGAAGAGATATCAACTTTTACATTAGGTGAAGTAATTGATCATGTTGAGTCTATTGTAGAAAATATTAATGGATTTTCTGGAAACTTTCCTGGCGCTGGAAATTTACGAGATTTAGGAAACGTTACACCGTATGGCGTTCGTTTTGTGCAACATAGCGGTCCTGCAAGTTTAAGCATATATCATATAACAAACGAAAATAACAACGTTGTTAAAGCTATTGAAAATGCTCGTGATGAATACGGCAAATTTAAAAGAAACTTTATTATTGTAGCAGAATCTTTAGGTATTGATTCTAACGCTGTATCACAAGTAGATTTAATTTTAGAAAAACTTAACAAAGATACACCAAACACTTCGCCGTTTTATTTTAGCGATATGGTTCCGTATGGCGGCAAAATTAAAACTAATTTACATGTTGTTGATTACAGAATTAAAACATATCCACTAACTAACGTGTTTAGTATCGACGAACTTTCAAATAAAGCTGTTGGTGTTTATTTAAACAACGTACAATTATTAGTAAAGCGTCATTATACTTTTGACCCTCAGGGATTTATTGTCATTGATAGCAGTGTTGAACTAGCTAACGGCGATACTATTACTATTATTGAATATGATAATACTAATGGATGTTTTGTACCACAGACACCTACTAAGTTAGGTATTTGGCCAAAGTACGAACCTAAGATGTATTTGGATACAACGTTATTAGTTCCACAAAATGTTATTCAAGGCCACGATGGAAGTATTACACTTGCATATGGCGATTATCGTGATGATTTAATTATAGAATTAGAAAAAAGAATCTATAACAATATTAAAGTAACATACGATACAAGTATTTTTGACATTGACGATATTGTTCCTAACTACAATAGAGCAACTGATTATTCTTTAGAAGAATTTAATATAGCACTATCATCTAGTTTCTATAAATGGTTACCGCTAGTTGATAAAGATTTTACAAAACATTTAAGTTACGATAGAAATAACCCAATGACTTTTAACTATAAAGGTCATGCAGCTCCGGATGGCAGAGAAACTCCCGGATATTGGAGAGGTGTATATCGTTGGATATTAGGAACTGACCGTCCTCATCTATGCCCATGGGAAATGTTAGGGTTTAGCGAAGAACCATCGTGGTGGACCTCAGTGTATGGGCCTGCTCCTTATACAAGTGACAATATTCCGTTGTGGACAGATTTATCTAACGGATTAGTTAGAGAGCCAGGCACTCCTGGCGTAGTATTGCCAAAATATATTAGAAAGTATTTGTTAAATCACATCCCAGTAGATGCTTCTGGAAATGTTCTTAGCCCGTTAATGTCTGGGTTATCTCAAGGCATTATTACAACATCTACTGATAGCAGTTTTACATTTGGCGATGTAAGCCCAGTAGAAGCAGCGTGGAGAAGAAGCAGTTACTATCCTTTTGCAGTGTTGTTAACTTCTATGTTATTGCAACCAGCTAAGACATTTGGATTATTGTTAGATAGATCAAGAATTATCAGAAATGTTACTGGACAACTAGTTTATAAAGATACAAACTTACGAGTAACACCGAAAGATATCGTATTACCTAGCATCTACTTGAGCCAAGCATTTGTTCAAACAGCTGGTATTATAAATTATATTGTTGATTATATTTTAAGTGATAATTTAAAATCTTATAATTCATATCTATACGATTTGAATAATATTGAAGCAAAACTAAGCTACCGTGTTGGTGCATTTACTAGCAAAGAAAAATTTAATTTATTATTAGATAGTAAAACACCGTTAAGCCAAGGTAGTGTATTTGTACCCCAAGAAGACTATTCAATTATTCTTAATTCATCTAGTCCTATTAAGAAGATTACATACAGTGCAGTAATTGTTACAAAGTTTGCTGATGGATATAGTGTAACTGGGTACAGTTTAACTGAGCCGTATTTTAAATATTATCCTTGGACACAGTCTGGCGTATCAATTAACGTTGGCGGAATTTCGGAATCATATGCTATATGGACTCCCGGATATCAATATGCCGCAGGTAAAATTGTTGAGTACAACAAAAAATATTATAGATCGTTATCATTACATACAACAACCGCAACATTTGATCCTACAAACTATCAAGTGTTGGGAGCATTACCAATCATTGGCGGTAGAGATGCAATTTTAAGAAAAACATGGGATCGCACAGATCCTATTGTAATCCCATACGGAACTAAATTTAGTTCAACCCAAGAAATAGTTGATTTCTTACAAGGATACGGGGAGTATCTAAAAGATCAAGGATTTATCTTTGATAATTTTAACAACACATTAAATGTAGTTTCTAATTGGGAAACCAGTGCTAAAGAATTTTTATTCTGGACAACACAAAACTGGTCTAGCGGCCAAGACAAGTGGAAAGAATGGACTCCAAATCAACACGTTAATTACGGTGAAATTGTTAGATACAACGGAGAGTATTACAGATCTAGCCAAGATAACGTTCCTACAACACTGTTTGATTCAACAGCATATGTTAAGTTAGAAGGTTTAAGTACTGTTGGAAGTTCAGTAATATCATTAAGCCCAAGTGCTACAAATATTACATTTAAAACACCACTATCTGTTGTTGATAATATTAATAATCCTTTTAACAATTATGAAATATTTAAAGTTGATGGAACTCCCCTTGCTTCTAACTTTTTAAATTCTTACAGAGAAGAAAATGCAGTTAGTTACACACCTAGAGATGACTACGGTATTTTTGGTGCAAGTTTCTACTTAATTCAGCAAGAACAAGTTGTTCTTATCAATAACACAACAATTTTTAATGATACAATTTACAATCCTGCTAGCGGGTATCGCCAAGAAAGAATTAAAGTTGCCGGCTATGTAAGTACTGATTGGTATGGTGGATTTGATGTTCCTGGATTTATATTTGACCAAGCTGTAATTCAAAATTGGGAACCATGGCAAGATTATGCGCTTGGCGATATTGTTAAGTATAAAGAATTTTATTACAGCGCAGGATCGTTTGTCCCAGGTGCTGAAACTTTTGACGCAACTAAATGGATTAAAGACACTGACAAACCAACTCAAACTTTACTACCAAACTGGACATACAGAGCTGGGCAGTTTATGGATTTTTACAGTTTAGACAGTGATAATTTTGACTCGTCTCAACAGCAATTAGCACAGCACTTAGTTGGATATCAAAAACGTCAATACCTTTCAAACATTATTAAAGATGATGTTAGTGAATTTAAATTCTATCAAGGTATGATTGCTGAAAAAGGAACACAGAACGTTCTTAATAAATTGTTTGATGTATTAAGTGCAGCAGACCAATCAAGTTTGTCATTCTACGAAGAGTGGGCATTAAGATTAAGCCAATACGGTTCTACAGCGGCATTTGAGAATATTGAATTTAATTTAGACGAGTCTCTATTCAAAGCAAATCCTCAAGGAATTGAATTAGTACAAACTGTTGACAATGCATTAGTAGACTTTATCATTCGTCAAACACCTAATGATGTTTACTTAAAACCTTTAGGTTACAATAATGCACCGTGGCCTGTAATTGATAAATTTAAACCTTATCTAAGAACACCGGGGTATGTTCGTTCAGACGATGTTACTGCAACATTGGCATCGCTTGAAGATATATTAACACAAGATGTTTCATTGTTTAGTGAAGGAAGTTACATTTGGTGTGCATTTGACAATCCTCCTCATTTTTGGAATGTTTATAGATTAACTAATGACAATTTAACAGTTACTGATGCTGCGTATGCAGGTACAACATTAACTATAACTTGCAGCAATACTATCACATACAATGTAGGTGATTACATTGCTATCAAGGGTGTTCAAAAATTTAGTAACTTTTATAAAATTATAAACGTTGACACAAATTCTTTTGATGTCACGGCAACAATTAGCGGTTGGGAACCATTTGCTGAACAAAGCACAATTCAAATATTTTCTATTAACACACAAAGAGTTGGTAGAATTGACGATGCGCAAACAATCCTACCATTAACATTAACCGAAAACGAGATTATTTGGACTGACGACAATGGCTCGGGAAAATGGACTGTTTGGCAACATAACAACATTTACTCTAAATCTGAACTTTCGAATTCTATACCGCAAGATGGATTGCTATATGGCAGACAGGTTCTTGTTAACAAGTCTAATTCAATATCTATCCTGTCAAACAGTTTAGGCGAAATTATTGTTTACGATAAGGCAACCTCACTATCGCCTTGGATCCAACGTCAGATTATTGTACCGCCGTTTATTTCTGCTACTGACATAAATGGCAACCCAACATCTGACACTGAAACTGGTGATGTTATTGCACTGTCATCTAATAGTGTTTGGTTTGCGTCAGGAGTTCCGACAGCATCACAGGCTGTAACTATATCAAATACTAATTTAAACATTGTTGACAGTACTGGTACAACTAGCGGGTTTGATAATCAAGGTGTTGTTACTATCTATAAAAAGGATAACAACAATATTTTCACTCCAGAATATACTATAGCAAGTCCTAACCCAGACAATGATGAAATGTTTGGATCCTCTTTAGTATTCGGAGATAACAGATTATTTGTTACAGCATCTGGTTCTAATCAAATTTATCAATTAGAATATGTAACTGCAACTCAAGCTACAGCATCTTACAACCCAGTTGGCAGTTCAGAGTATACTGTAAAGATTTCTGTGTTAAGCGGAACAATTACAGAAGGAATGACAGTAGTTGGTGACGGATTTACCAGCGGACAAACAGTTGTACAAGTTGTTGATTCAAACACAATTATTATAAGCAGTTTACCTGACAGCACACCGTCTGGTGTTTTACAGTTTACATTAACTTATTGGCAGTACACAAATAATGTACTTACTCCGGCTGTGCCTGATACAGCATTTGGAGAAAAGTTAGTAATGAGTGATGACAATTCGACATTATTTGTTACTAGCCCAACTGTAAATCGAACTTATTACTATTCAAATAATTCAGGCACATATGATTATGTAGGTTATATAACCGGAAGCTCGGATATATGTGTGTCTTCTGATGCAACATATGTTGCAGTATCGGATATTTCTTACAATTCTGGAAGAGGAAAAGTTACAGTCTACGTTAATACTGGTTCGGGGTATGAAGAATACCAGCCAATCTTAAACGATCAAGGTGAAGCTAATGATTACTTTGGATCTAAAATTAGATTCATGAATAACTTCCAAACACTTGTAATTTTTAGTGAAACTTCTAATAACGTTGGCAGAATTAGTACATATGATAGATACTCATTAAAATGGGTATATGGTGACACAATAACAAACCCATCTAATGATGCTGATGGATTTGGTTCTAGTTTTAGTGTAGGTAACAACATTATTTTTGTTAGTGCTCCTAGTGCAGATGATCAAGGAGTTATGTCTGGAAAAGTTTACACATTTGTTAAATCTGCAAATGCATTGAGCTGGAAAGTATTACACGAACAGATCGATAAACCAGATGTTACAAAAATTAAACAAGCATTCTTATACAATAAGCAAACTAATCAGTTAGTTACTTACTTAGATGTTATAGATCCAACACAAGGAAAAATTCCTGGAATTGCTGAAGAAGAATTAAAATACAAAACATTTTATGATCCAGCAGTTTATTCTGTTGGTACAGATGCAGTTAATGTTGATGATGGCATTGCTTGGTCCGCAGCCCAAGTTGGAACACTGTGGTGGGATTTAAGAACTGCTAAATTTATCGATAGTTCTGACAATGATGTTGTATATAGAAACAGTACTTGGAATACTTTATTCCCAGGTGCAAGTATTGATGTGTATGAATGGGTGAGCTCTACTATGCTTCCATCTGCATGGAATACATTAGCAGATACTGAAGAAGGTCTAGCAGTAGGTATAAGCGGCACAACACTTTATGATGATACTGTTTACAGTATTACTAAACGTTATGATAATGTTTCTAAAACATTTAAGAGAACGTATTACTATTGGGTTAAAAACAAAGTTACTTTACCTAATTTAAAAAATAGAAATATTACAGCTAAGGATGTTGCTGCATTAATCGAAAACCCAAGAGGTCAAGGTTACAGATATATTGCATTAACTAGCGCAAATAGTTTTAGTCTAGTTAACGTTAAGCCTTTATTAAACGATGTTAATATTGTACTATCTATTGAATACTGGACTGTTGATAGCGATACTAGAAATATTCACACAGAGTGGAAATTAGTTAGCAACGATGTTGAGTCAGCATTACCGGCAAGTATTGAACAAAAGTGGTTTGATAGCTTGTGTGGAAAAGACAGTTCGGGTAGAATAGTTCCTGATACTACTCTGCCTATTAAGCTGCGTTATGGCATTGAAAACAGACCACGTCAAGGTATTTTTGTTAATCGCTTTGAAGCATTAAAACAATTAATTGAACAAGTTAACAGAGTTTTAATTAAAAATCAAATTTCCGAAAATCGTGATTTAAGTCTTCTTGGTGTATATGACTCTGAGCCTAATGTTATTAAAGGCTTATATGATGCAACACTTGATACTGATGCTGAATTAAAATTTGCAGTTATTAGTACATTTGTAAAACCGTCTTTATCTCCAGTAATTACAGATGGTAAAATTACAGGTGTTGATATTATTAATAAAG